TTGTAACATAAAGCCTTTATCAGTATGTTGTAATCCTTCCTCTTCAGGTCATAAGGCTAGCAGTATCGACGCTAGCTAACACTACTAAGCTTTTATGTCACGATGCCATTATAGCACAACTAAAGAACACATCATGAGAGCTAGTGATTTTCCGATAGGGTCAACGCACCCTGCACTGTGTGAAAACTTTTACGGCGTATATGAAGTGATAGCAGAGGTTCGTAAAGGCTATGACGGACTACGCTTTTATTTCAGCATACCTATGGTAAGAGGTAAATCGGGTAAAGAATCCTATAATGTATGCGGTTTCGTAAAAGAGGAACACAGCGGATTTGTTCTTATTTGAAACAGTTTAAATTGATGGACATTACATTAGTGTCCATTGATGTAATTTGTGCTATAATGGCATCGTGACATAAAAGCTTAGTAGTGTTAGCTAGCGTCGATACTGCTAGCCTTATGACCTGAAGAGGAAGGGTTACAACATACTGATAAAGGCTTTATGTTACAATGTCAGCTTCGCTAGTCTCATCGTAGACTAGTCCCTTGTTCTTTAACAATTTATTAATGGTTAGACGTGAAGATGTTCACGCTATGCCTCATTGTCCCTTTAGTACCATAGACTGTTAGCGTCGCGGTATGGATTAGCACGCCCTAGCATACTAGACTGTTAAAACGTATCCTCCTACAGTAAGCGGGAATAGATCAATGTGGAATAACGTAGCGTGAATGTATGTCCGTCAGAAAACATAAGACTAGGTTTTATGTCTAATTACAGCCATTAATTAATCGTTCATTAACAATTTATATCCATAAGCCTATACAAGCGAAAGCCGCTAACAATGGCCCATATGAAACATGATAGCGTATCCCTAGTATGCTAGACACGTTAGATTGTTTCCTATCCCTATTGTTATGCTTACCCGCTAGATTTGCCATCATGTCTAGTCTTATGGTTGTTTTAATCTATGCTAGAATCAACCCTAGCGAACGTAGATAACAAACGGCTACACTGTGACAGAGTGTAGTAATGTGTTATCTAACACAATCGGCCCTTTAATTAACTGGAGAATATACTATGAATGTCAATTTTGATAAAGAACAATTTGCAATTACTTTTGCCACTGCTTTGGAAACCCTAGCAGGTAGTGAGAAAATCACTAAAGACATGCTTAGGGGTTTGTCTCGCTCAGTACTGGAGGCACATCACGCTACTGAGGATGTCCAATACATCAACAGGCTTTTGCCTACATTGTCACCTATCAATCATCGTGCAATGGTTGAATTTTTTAAGGCTTTTGGCGGGTTTATGTTTGATGAAACTGAAAAGCGTTTCACCAAAAAGCATAAGAAAACCTATGATGCCAAGCATATATTGTCTCTTGCGTTTCTTGAGAATCCAATGAACAATATTTGGTCGTGGAGCGAACGTCATTTGAATGTTGAAAAGAAACCTGAGCGCTCTCTAACTGACCGTATCAAGGATGACGTTAGCAAATGGCTTGCAAAAGCTGCAAAAGATAAGGTTAGTCAGGCTTCAATCTTAGAAGCTGTATTCAGTGCAGGTATTGAGCCTGATGCAGTTATGGTTGCATTTGAACACATGGGACTGGAATTTGCAACAACTGAGCAGGAATAAATTATGAAAACATTCAAACGCTACACCACAATGACCGAAGCCTTTATTGATGCCATGATAAAGAACAGGTTTAAAAACGACAAAGGCTTTCTAAGCGAGTTTGTCGAAAAGGTTTACAAGGGGATTGGCACTGTAAAAGAACGCGAGTTTAATTACAATGTGTCAGCTAAGACAGTTAAACTTTTGCGAAACATGGGAGCTATTTAAACAATAGCTCTATAAATAAAAATAGCCCTACAGTGTAAAAGCTGTAGGGCTTTTTCTCGTCCTTAATTTGGAGAATATGCTGTGCAATCTTTAACTTTAATTCGTGGGTTGCCCGGAAGTGGAAAATCTACGTTAGCTAAAAAACTATGCCTCGATTCAGATACTGTTCACTTTGAAGCTGATATGTATTTCATTAATGATAGCGGGACATATATATTTGATGCATCTAAGATTAAAGATGCACACGACTGGTGTCAACACGGAGTAAGAAAATCCTTGGATAAAGGATACAGTGTTGTAGTATCAAATACATTTGTGAAACTGTGGGAAATGAAATACTATATTTCATTATCGAATGAATTAAATATCCCTTTACAGGTTATTATTTGTAAAGGTACATTTAATAATGTGCACAATGTTCCTTTAATAAAGATCGAACAAATGGAAAAAAACTGGGAGAGTTAATATGCATCATTACCATGTCACAATCTTGGATACTCTTATACGTGAAGCTTGGTTTAATCAAGGAAGGTTTGGATTGTCTAATGCTTTGTTCACATCGGCCAGGATGAAACGTCATGATAGCTGTGGCCTGATGAACGTTCTGGCCTGACTAGGGTTTCTTATGGCAACTTTACAAGAGATAAGAGACAGTGTGCTTTATAAAAAGATAGAGCAAAAAGAACAAGACGATGTTATTTTGTCAGAGCTTGAGAAATTAGCAGGTAATGACAAGATACAGTATGATGTTACTGATGGTTCAGTTGGTATGGCTTTCACCTGGGTATACTCACCACAGGGTATTGCCTTTTGGTCTTATCTAGATAGGTTAAAAAGATACTAACATGGATACATTTAAAGACATATCTAAGGAAGATATTAGAAAACTTCCTGTGTATGAACAATTAGAAGACAGATGTGATGACAGTGTATTGTTTCAGTTGGAGCTATTGGCTGGAACAGATACAAAAAGTTTTAGCATTCGATCTAGATTGTTCTATTGTTTTGATTGGGAATCAAGTCCACAAGGGTATGGTTATTGGAAGGAAATAGATAATCTTTAGTATTTATTACTCATTCGTTTCACTCATCCGTTCACTTCGTTCACTAGAGTAATATACACACTAGTAACGGGGTACGTGTACTACCCCAAATTTTGCTGTTTCTCGACTCATTTAGGAGAGTTTTCATGGAAGAAGTTGTTTTTAATGTAGGTGATGTTGTTCGTATGAGAGAATTCTTGGCTGATGGTTCAGCTAACCTTCGTTATAAAGAACACAAAGCTAATGTTTTCACTGTGATCTCTTGTGAGGGAGGTCTTACTGATGTGTCTTATAACGATGGACAGAAAAAGAACGTGTTCTTTTCCTATCGTTTAGAGCTTGTTGTTGCTGTCAAGCCCAAGGAACTAGCTGCTGGTGACTATGTTGTGTGTACATCTGATAAGTTTAAGTCAGCTGTACATGGTGGTGTTTATCTTATTGAACGTCTAGCAGGTGACAGGCTGAAGCTCAAAGGTGTAAGTAACACTCTCCCTTCTTCTTCGTTCACACTTTATACAGGCAAACCTATTGTCGAAGACGTTGGTAATGAACTCCTTAAGGAACTTGCTGTAAAAGTAGGTAATGATCCAGGTGTGTGTTCTTACGCTATCATGTCAAAAGATAATAAAAAGATTTGGCACATCAAGGATATTTGTCATGCTCGTATTGCTTGTGATGTCAAGGAGGTTACACACGTAGCTCTTAATTTCTCTGGTCATTACAAAAGATATGATGACCAAATGAAAGAAGACTATAAAGTTTTTCTTAATTACATTGTCAACGAGAGTCCTTTGAAAGAATGTTTCATTAGTCGTCCTGTAGATGACATGGTTAAAGATGGTGTTCTTATGAACGTAGATAAGACACTCTCTGAGGTATTTACTGCGGCTATTGCTACACGTCATTTCACAGAGTTCCCTGAGAAACGTGAGCTATTCAGTAAGATTATGAATCTTGGATTTGATGGAAATACAGCTATGTTCGTTTCCACATTCTTTGATGAAGATGATGGCCTAGTGTTTAATGGTTTCTATGGCTCTCATCATTTTCTTGCAAGTTCTCAGAAAGCAGAGGAGCTTTTCAAATTCTTCAAAGAAGGTATTAAGGATGTAGAAGGTAAGCCTTATCGTACAAAACCTAATGGTTTAAAGAAAGTTCTTGATACTGTTGCTCCTCCTGACGCTTATGGAGGAACAAACATCACAGGTTTTGTTAAGACAATTAAAGGGATGAAGGAAGCCCCTGGGGATTGGGGGAGTATCTCATACAAGATGGAAGGTGATAAGTCCCTTGTGAAAGTGTGTGCTAAGATTTGTTCGTTAGTTAATTAAGGAAATATTATGAAACGAGTAGCTATTATCAACAGTGATGTCAACTACGACAAGCTGTTTCTAGACCTTGGGTATGCCATTGCAGATACTTGGCATACATCAGACTTCATTTGTTTCACAGGTGGCAGCGATGTCTCTCCTTCCTATTATGGTCATAGTAAACATGCTACGACATTCAGTAATATTCAACGTGATGAAAAAGAGTCAGCTGTTTTCCGGGAGGCATTAGCTATCACAATTCCTATGTGCGGAATCTGTAGAGGCGGACAGCTCCTTAATGTTCTCTCTGGTGGTACTATGTACCAAGATGTATCTAATCACTGTCAGTCACACACCATCATGGATGTTGATACAGGCGAGATGATCTGGGCTACATCTACACACCATCAGATGATGAAGCCTTCTGATGATGCTGCTCTCGTTGCTATTGCAGGACTTGCTGGATATCGTGAGTACTGGGATGGACGTAAGTTTGTACGAGAGACTTCCGAAGAAGACATTGAAGCTGTGTATTATGCACATACTCGTTCTCTTTGTTTCCAGCCTCATCCTGAGTTCTATGGAATTGACTATAAGGAGCTTAAAGCTTATTTTGGTAGATTGTTGAATAAATATCTAGGGGTTTAAAATGAAGCCACACATTCACGCAGAGGTTATTAAAGCATGGGCTGATGGTGCTAAGATTGAGTTTCTTGAACTAATGTCGGGACATTGGTTCTATACTAGTAATCCAGATTGGCATATTGAACAGCAATATCGCGTCAAACCTGTTACAAAACCTGATGTTGTTAGGTATGTAAATTATTATGGTGGAAGTTTTGGAATACTTTTCTCTTCTTCGGAAGAGATAAATTCATTCAAAGTGAAAAGACAAGATGCTCAAACACTTGAGCTGATTTGTGATGGTGAAACAAGGGCTCTCAAATCAATTAAAATGATTTAGGCTACGCTGGTATCAACTGAAATAAATAAACGATTGTAGGCCCTTCTAGGGGCCTTCTTGCCCTATTGTCATAGTATTACTTACGTAATACGGAATCTGGAGAATTTATTATTTGTGGACTTATTGGGTGTGCCGGTAAACTTACCGTAAAAGAAGAACGTATTGCTAAAGAACTCCTCATTGTAGATTCTCTACGAGGAACTGACAGCACAGGTCTTGCCATTATCCCTAAACAAGGAGATGTCAAAGTTGTTAAACAAGTTGGTGATCCTTATCAACTATTGGACATGCCAGCTACAGACAAGGCTTTTACAGGCTTTCAACGAGCTATTATTGGACATAATCGCTTTGGTACAACAGGAGGTATTAGTAAGCGTACTGCTCATCCTTTTGATTTTGACTCTCTTGTAGGTGTACACAATGGAACACTGACAACGAAGTGGAAACTTGAGAATGGTAACGAGTTCAAGGTTGATTCTGAAGCTTTATTTAATCATATGGAAGTACACGGATTGTCCCATCTGATGCAACATATGGGTGGTGCATGGGCTTTGGTATGGTGGGATAAGGCTGAGGAGACTCTTAACTTTCTTCGTAATAAGGAACGTCCTTTGTGGATTGCATTCACTAATGATAATGACACTCTCTTTTGGGCATCAGAGTTGTGGATGTTGGAAGGTGTTCTCCGTCGTAATGGAGTAGGTTATAAGGAACCTTTCTCACTTGGTCAGGATGTACACCTGTCACTGGCTATTGATGACAAAGGTAGTATTTCAGGTATTAAATCTAATCCAATGCCTTCTACTTATGTTCCTTTTGTGGCAACACATCCATACGTAGCAGGCGGCTATCATAAACCTGCTCTTACACTGACACCTGAAGTAAAAAAACTGGGGGTGGTTCCCTCACAGCCAAGTTATCTAAAAGACTGCTACGCCTCATCAGTTGATGTAGTGCTGGAAGTTTTGTCACTTGTTGACAGGGATGATTATGGGAGTGCCTATCTTGCTTGCTATGACCATTTGACACCACATGCTTCAATTCGTTGGTATTTCAATAGGTCTGTTGATCCTATGGAAGCTATTGGACAAGAAATTGTTGCAGACATTGGGGGTAAGGTTGAACGGGGAAGTGATGCAACTTACTATAAAGTGTCGGCTTCTTCTGTTAAATTCGTTGAAGTTTCTGTAGGTATTGAAGAAGAAGAGGTTTTGTACGAAGATTTTCGTGGAAAGATGTTGTCTTATAATGACTGGACAGCTAAGCATGGAGAGTGTGCATGGTGTGGACAGGTGATTCTTCCTACTGATAAACATGCTATGAGTAGTTCTGGTCAGACATTTTGTGATTGTTGTATGGATAATAAGGATGTAAAGTACACAGTGTCTCTTACTAAGTTTGTTGAAAAAGCTATTTAATTTAACCAAGGAGTATTGAAATGAATTTTCTTATCGGATGTGACCCAGAAGTATTTGTCAAAAAGAATGGTGTGTTCCACTCAGCACATGGATTGATTCAAGGAGACAAGAAAAATCCTCAAAAGATTCGTAGTGGTGCTGTCCAAGTGGATGGTATGGCGCTGGAATTTAACATTGATCCAGCTAATAGCGAAGATGAATTTGCTTTCAATGTACAGGACGTATATACACAGATGTGTCTTATGGTTCCTGAGTTTGAGGTTGTAGCTACTCCAGTAGCTCATTTCACACTCGAATATATTCGTGCTCAACCAGCAGCAGCTAAAGAACTTGGGTGTGACCCTGATTTCAATGCTTGGTTTAACGAAGTGAACAACAAACCTGATGGAGAACGTCCTATGCGTACTGCCGCTGGACACATTCACATTGGGTGGACTAACGATCAGGACATTAACAACCCTATGCATCAAGGGATGGCTAAAGAAGCTGTTAAACAAATGGATTTCTATTTGGGACTACCTAGCTTGGAGTATGATGATGATAAGCTTCGTCGAGAAATGTATGGAAAGGCTGGATGCTTCCGTCCTAAGTCTTACGGAGTTGAGTATCGTACTCTCTCCAATGCTTGGCTTAAGAGTGAATCTCTTATTCGCTGGGCTTATCGTAGTGCTGTGAAGGGTATGACAGACCTATCTAATGGTGTCAATCTCTCTCGGAAGTATGGTGATATTCAGGACATCATTAACAATAGTGATAAGACTGAGGCAAGGAAAATTATTCAAGCTGAAGGGCTGGAGGTTTGCTATGGATGAGATTTCAGTATCAGATATTCGTACTCTCTTTGTTAATTCCCTTTGTACATATAAAGGAACGCCTGTTAAAGTGTTGGAGTGTACTTATGATAAACAAGTAACTCTGTATTACTTAGAGAATGCACACAAAGCTGTTGTTATTTTCAATCTGGATGACTTTGGTGCTCCTGTTGGACGTATTGGGTATGTAAATCATGGTAATCATGCTTTCTACTTCTCTCGTAAGCCCTTACGTCAATACGCAGTAGGTGTTAAACGAGATAATACAGACGTAAGGGCATGTCCTTGTCTCACGGATAATGATCCTATGCATTTCTTGTATCAGCTTAATAAGATGGAGCACAAGGCAATAGCAAAAGCTATGCGTAATATCTATCCAAAGTTTGAAAAGGCTTTGGAACAAGCTATTAAAAAGCGAGGGGTGTATGCTTTTGATAAGCAATTTGCTGTTGATTTTCATAGGAGAGTCTGGTATAAAAACAAACCTGTAGGGAACATTCCTGAAGGGTGTACAACAGTTGATGCTATCATCCTTTTTCCTGAGTATACTTATTTAGACCTTCCTCTCACACAGTCTTATGAAAAAACCATCAAAACATTTAGTCAAAGTAGCTAAGGAACTAACATGAAAAAACTTATTGATATTTTCCCTGGTCTTATTGAAATTGCTGGCACATTCGGTGTAGAAATTGAATGTGAAGGCCAGAATCTTAAAGAGATGGACACAGTGTTCTGGAAAACAGTGGATGATGGTTCTCTTCGTGGAAAGTTTCCTCACAGCAGGGCTGAGTGGGTGTTTAAGAAACCTCTTTCCTTTTCTAATGCTGTAAAAGCACTAAACAGTCTTGCTCTCACTCAGAAAAAGAATGAGGCTATCCTTAACTTTTCCTATCGTACTAGTGCTCATGTACACATTAACGTGCAAGACCTGACAGAGGATCAGATTCTTAACCTCATCTATACGTATGTACTTATTGAGGAAGTTCTCATTAGATTCTGTGGCCCTTCTCGTAAGGCTAATAGGTTCTGTCTGAGTGTATGTGATGGAGAGGGTACGCTAGACTATCTACATCATATGTTCCGGCTTGGTGTGTCAACAGTTAAGAATTTCCACGAGAACGAAGTGAGGTATGCAGCCCTTAATATTGCAAGTATTCGTAAGTACGGGAGCATTGAAATCAGGAGTATGCGTGGAACTCTTGACATTGATGTACTCACAACATGGCTATGTGCTCTAGGTAATCTTCGTGCATTCGCTATGGAACGTACTAACGTACATGAGATTCATGACTTGTTCGTAAGCAATACACCAGAGAGTTTTATTCGTACGGTATTGGATGACGTGTATGAAGATTTTGCTTATGAAGGAATGATTCAAGATGTTCGTAAGAATTTTAGTATTTCTTTGGAACTTCCTCACGCTTATCAGATCAAAGAAGAACCTGTCGTTAAGAAAGAGACAGCAGTGGGTGTGATTGATAGTCTTTTGAAAGCAAAAGAGGAGAAAATAGGTGGTTTAAAATATGACTACATAATGATTGATGATCTTTAACCTCCTATTAAGAAAGTTGTACGTAAACCCATAGTAATAGAATTTTAAACATATGAAACTCTATCCATATAATCCAGCATCTGAGAGTGCTAAGCTTCTCTCTAAAGCTCTTGGTATTAAACATATCAAGCATACAGGTAAGAAACTCTTATGTCGTAAAGGGGTGCTTAACTGGGGCTCTTCCTTCTTTAAACGTAACATTACACATGCTGGTGTGTTTAATACTCCAGATTGTGTAGCTGTTGCTTCAAACAAGCTAGAATCGTTTAAAGCACTGCAAGGCCACACTAGTGTCCCCGAGTGGACAGAAGAGCTTGTAGAGGCTAATAGGTGGCTTACTGAGGGTATTGCAGTTGTAGCTCGTACTGTTCTTAATGGACACAGCGGACAAGGCATTATTATGTATAATAAAGGAGATGAAATTAAGGAAGCTCCTCTATATGTAAAATATATTCCTAAGAAAGAGGAATATCGTCTACACGTATTTCGTGACAAAGTGTTCTTCATTCAACGTAAAGCTAGAAATAAAGGGGTAGAGAATGTTAATTGGCAAATCCGCAATCACAAGAACGGCTTCATCTTTGCTAATCAAAATGTGGATGTCAAAGAAGCAGCTAAAGAAGCAGCTATCACAGCTGTTAAAACTTTAGGTTTGGATTTCGGTGCGGTAGACATTATCTATAATGAAGATAAAGATATGTATTATGTTCTTGAAGTCAATACCGCGCCAGGTCTGGCTGGGTCTACGTTAGCAGCTTATGTTGAGCAATTCAAGGAGTTTGTATGAGCATTGTTAATATTACAGATAGAGAAAGAGACCTTACAATTTCTCTGAAGAAGATTACGGCAGAGCGCGATGCTCTGAAAGTTGATGCGAAGCGGTATCAGTGGCTGCGCAATCCAGACAATTTTGATGCTTCAGAAGTGATCGAGCAGTACGACGGGGAGAACCTCGATTCTGCCATCGACGCAGCAATGAATGGAGAGCAAGCATGAGCAATATCAAAACGTGGCAGGAAAGGATGGATTCACATGTTATCGGCCCATACCCGGGAGAGCGCGATTGCATGTGGGCTGAAATAAAAGATCTCCGCGCAGCCCTTGAGAAAGCAGAGCAGGAGCGCGACACACTGCAGGCCATAATTCTGAAAGCAGCAGGAGAACGGTTGGAGCTATTGGAAGAGCTTGACAGGATAAACACTGCAAGTAGAAAGCATGTTTCTGAGCGCCATGAACTGCAAGCCAAGCTGTCCGAGCGCGACACTATGATTTCTCAGGACCGCATGATCATTGACGCGGCTGCCGCAGATGTTGATGCGTTGGAAGCCAAGCTCGCGGCGCTGGAGGTGGCGAAATGAGTGAGTTTTTCAGCCCGAAAGACTGGCGCTGCTCGCATGGATTTCTGCGCGGCGAGCAATGCGAAACCTGCGCAAAGATCAAGAGCCTTGAGGCTGAAATCGAGCGCCTGACAGCAGAGCGCGATGCTGCGCTGGTGGATGCGTGGAGAGAGTTTGCCCGCGCAATCGAAGCCAAGTGCAAGTGTGAGCACTGGCAGAGCTGTGTGGAATGTCATCCTACTGCTCACGCAGCACTGGCGCGGCTTGCGAAGCGCTCGAAAGAATGTGGTGAGCAAGCGGCGAAGCTCGCAGCACTGGAAGCGCAGGAGCCTATTGGCTGGATGGATTCGGAAGGGACAACTATCTGGACAACCCGCGATATCAGCAACTTTTCATCCAGTGCTCGCACAGAATATCCTATCCCGCTCTACGCAGCCGCTGGTGCAGCACCTGTGCCAGAAAGCTATCAGCTTGTGCCAGTGGAGCCGACGCCGGAGATGTGCAATCAAGGCGCACAGGCGATTGTGTCGTGGGAAAACGGCGCAACTTGGCCTGATTCTTGGGGAGTCTTGAAAGCCAATCGGCACCGCAAAGACTGCCGCAAAGCGTACGTTGCAATGCTGGCCGCAGCAAAGGGGCCATAATGAGACCTCTTACAAAAACTCTAGGAATGTTTGGAAGTGAAACAGACGAGGAATTCAATGAGAGCGCTCCCCTGTCTTATGAGATTTCTCGTTGTCGTGGCTCTTACAAACCTGTTCCATTTGGAAGTGAGTTATATAAAGAATGTATAGCATGTCTAAGGAGAAAAGTGACTGGAAATCCTCTGAGACAATCTTATATTATTTCTGGTGATACAAAAGGTGCTTGTCAATATTTTATTAAGGAATCAAAATGACTCAATTTGTTGATGAAAAAGATTGGGATGGTGTTGATTTTAAAAAGATTTATGACGTTCTTGAAGATGGTACTTATCTTAACGAAAGAATGTACATGTGGGATTTCATTAATCAAGTGGAACTTATTCATAAAAAACAGGTCAAACAAGTACCTAGTTTATTGAAAGGGGATAAGTGAGTACAAAATGTATCGAGAAGCTTCCACATAGAACAGATAAATGTAACTCTAGCTCAGGATTACAAGTCTTTGCTAAGGAAGGAGGCGGGTATGATGGATATTGCTTTGCATGTGGAGAGTATATCCCGAATCCATACGGTGACAAGCCTGAAGGATATAAACCCAAAGTATCTATTAAGTCTGATGAAGAAATCCAAGCAGAACTAGACGAAGTAGAAGAATACCAAACTGTTGACCTACCCAAACGAAAGCTTAGGAAAGAGTCATTAGAATACTTTGGTATTAAGATTGGATTGTCAGAAACTGATGGAACTACTCCACATAGTCATTATTATCCTTATTACAAGGGGGGTAAACTTATCGGATATAAGGTTAGACTTATTGAAGATAAGCGAATGTGGGCTATTGGTTCTACGAAGGAAGCTGATTTCTTTGGGTGGAATCAAGCTGTATTAGCTGGTGGTAAGAAGCTCTTTATCACCGAAGGGGAATGTTTTACACCTGATACTCAAGTCCTTACTCCTAACGGATGGGTACGCTTAGATGAATGGGATGGTCAATATGTGATGACAGGATCAGGTGAGTATGAACTCCCTTCATGGCAGGTCAAAAAACACTATGAAGGGAATCTTGTAGAATATTCCAGCGGTTCATATAAATCTTCCATGACACCAGAGCATAACATGCTACGTGTTAAAGATGGAAAATGGATTAAGGTTAAAGCTGGTGATTCTAAAAAGAAATATTTACCTGTACCTCGTACTGTTGATTACAATTCATATGCAAATACTCTTGCTACACGTGCTCAAGTGATGCTTAGTGCAGACTTTACATTCCGTAAAGAAGGTGATCTGTATGGTGCTTTTAAGAAAACACGCAAGGTAGAAAGAGCCAAGGAAATTCTTGATGAACTTGGTGTACGGTATGTGATAAATAAAGTAAAAGGAGGATATTACTCTATATTTATCCATCGTGAACATGGTTTAGATGTTTCTAAACTATTTTCTTATAGTAGAGATTTGAGAAGTGCACGTACTGTTATTAATGAGATTGTTCATTGGGATGGTAACAGTGTACCTGATCGTGATCAAATAGAATATGCAACTAAAGAGCTTCACAACGCTGAGTTTGTACAAACGTGTGCTCACCTATGCGGATATGTGTCTACAATTATTCGTCGATCTAATAAATATGGTAATTGGTATAAAGTATCTATCCTATTCGGAAAGCAAACTTCTAGCACACAGAAAGGTTTTAAAGAAATTCCATATAAAGGGGAAGTGTATTGCCTGACTGTACCTAGTGGAACTCTGCTTGTTAAGTATAAAGAAAGTATTTCAGTATCTGGGAATTGTGATGCTGTAGCCTTGTTTCAAATCTTCAAGGATAAGAACAAGGCTACTCAATATGCTGATATGAATCCAGCTATTGTATCTGTCTCTAATGGAGCCGGTGGAGCTGCTAAGCAAATCTCTAGAATGCTTCCTGAAATTAGAAAACAGTTTAAGGAAGTTATTCTAGTATTTGATAATGATGAGCCGGGTAAAAAAGCTGTAGAAGATGTATTAAAGATTCTTCCAGATGCATTAGTGGCTTCTATTCCGTCTAAGGATGCTAACCAAGCATTGATTGATGGACGTAGTATTGCTACGTATAATGCTTGTCAGTTTAATGCTCAGAAGCCTAAGAATACTCGTCTAATTTATGCCTCTTCCTTACATGAAGCTGCTAAAGAACGCCCTAAGATGGGATTTAGTTGGCCTTGGTCACATTTAACCAAAGCAACACGTGGTCTTAGATTTGGGGAGACAATCTACTTAGGTGCTCCTCAGAAAATGGGTAAGTCGGATGTAGTCAATACACTTGCTGCTCATTTTATTAAAGAACATGGTTGGAAAGTGTTCCTTATTAAGCCTGAGGAGGAGAACAAAAGAACTTATAAAATGGTTGCTGGTAAGCTTGTGGGTAAGTTTTTCCACGATCCTAATAAAGAGTTTGATGAGGATTCGTTTGAAGAAGCTGGTGCTATCATACAAGATAACCTCATTCTATTGAATTTGTACCAAGCAGTTGATTGGGAGACTACAAAAACAGATATACGAGCTGCTGTAGCAGAGGGAGTAAAAGCTGTATTCCTTGACCCATTAACTAATTATTCAAATGGAATGTCTGCTGCGGATGCTAATGTGCTTCTGCAAAAAATAGCACAAGAAGCCGCTGCTCTAGCTCTCGATCTTAACATTGTAATGTTCTTAACTTGTCACGTTAGAAACCCTGAATCAGGTATACCTCATGAACTAGGGGGTCACGTTCTAAGCAATCAAATGGCTGGGAGTAGGGCTATGGCTCGCTCGTGTCACCTTCTTCTCGGGCTTGAGGGTAATCGTGATCCTAATCTACCCGCTGAAGAGCGGAATATGAGGCAGATTGTAATTTTGGAAGACAGAAACTTCGGCGAGAACGGTCGTTTCAAACTGTACTGGGACAATAATACAGGTCTTTTCCAAGAAATCAACCATTAGTGTCGAATATTGCCTTCGTGGAGAGTATAGTAATGTTTAAGGATATTATGATTACTCAAGACAGACTGAAAGAACTTGTTAACTATGATGAAAACACAGGGATTTTTATATGGAAAGCTAAAGCAGCTAATCGTGTAAAAATTGGATCAGTGATTGGTTCTAAACACCATACCGGATATTTAACCGTATTTCTTGACAGAAAAAGCTATAAACTTCACAAGATAGCTCTTCTATATACAGATGGTGTTTATCCTAACGAAATAGTAGACCACATAAACGGGATCAGAGATGACAACAGAAGGGTTAACTTACGGCTTGCAACGAATAGTGAAAATACACGTAACTCAAAAATCAGGTCTGACAATCGTTCTGGTATTAAGGGCGTCAACTACAGAAACAAATCAGGTGGTCAATGGGTTTGTCGAATACACACTAATGAAGGAAGAAAGTACCTTGGGTGTTACAAAACACAAGAGGAAGCTGAAAAAGTCATGAAAGAAGCCCGTATAAAGTACCACGGTGATTATGCAAGACATCAGTAAATTTTATAATAAATTGTCGAGAACATATAGAAAGGAAGGTAATGCAAGTCCCTGACATAGCTAAGCACTATGAGAAGAACTTCTCTAGGTTTGTGAAGAAGATGAGGTTTCGAGCTGGAACCCTTGAAGCTGGTGAGGATGTTGTACAAACAGCATATGAGAGAGCCCTTCGTTACCATCGAAGCTGTGACCCAACTCGCTTTGATCAATGGTTTTCTATGCTTCTAAACAACGCTCTTCGTGACTATAAAAACTCTGAAAAGGGTTATGTACATATGGAGGAAGATGAGAATGAAGGAACTATTGAGTGTTCTTCTTATCCCAATCATGTCATTAGAGAAATTTATGAGCTAATTGACACTAAGAGTGAGATTCAAATTGAAGTGTTGATGCTTCATTTGAAACAAGGGTACTCAGCTATTGATATTAGCAGGCAGATTGATTGTTCTTATGCTAAGGCTCATCAAATTATTCAACGGTTTAAGAATGAATTAAAAGAACTCTACTCATGAAAATTGGACTCTTTGATCTTGAGGCAAATGGACTATTACGACAAGCTACTAAAGTACATTGTGGAGCTGTAAAGGAATATAAATCTGGCGTAATTAAGAAGTTTCGTCCCCATCAGATTAAAGAACTTCTTGAAGAACTAGAATCCTATGATGTTCTTATTGCTCATAACGGAATTGGATATGACTTTCCTCTTCTGAAGAAACTACATAGTTGGGAATTCAAAGGTAAGAAAGTTGATACTCTGTTGATGAGTAGGTTGTTAAATCCTAAGCGTCTTGTTCCGTACGATTGTCCAGATAGAGGACTCCCACCTCATGGATTAGCATCTTGGGGTTATCGTGTAGGACGAGGTAAGCCAGAACATAACGACTGGGAAAACTTCTCAGAAGATATGATGCATAGGTGTTCAGAAGACACTGAAATTCTAGAGCTTGTGTATGAAGAGCTTCTTAAAGAATCTAAAGGAGGTAAATGGCGTAATGCTTTCCTCCTCACGTTTGAACTCTTTGAACATTTACAGAAGCAAGAAGAATATGGATGGCTTGTTGACAGACAACACATGGAAAGTTGTGTTAAGCAGCTTACTAGGTGGATTGGTTTAATTGACAGAGCTGTTGTCCCTAGGCTCCCTAAGATTTTAGAAATAGAAGAAACTAAGAAAGACGGTGAATACAATTACATACGAAAACCCTTCCTCAAAAGCGGGAATTATTCCCAAAGCGTGCTTGATTGGTGCTCTAGGGTTGGCCTTAGCAGCAGCGACAAGCCCGTTCTGGGTTGCTTTAGTCGTATTAATTTTCGGCCCACAGACATAAACTCTTCATATGAAACTAAAGACTACCTTCTCTCCCTCGGATGGGAGCCTCTTGAGTGGAACACAGATGATAAAGGGAACAGAACAAGCCCTAAATTATCGAAAGATGACCCTTTTGAGGGAATTGAAGACAAACTTGGGCACATTGTTGCACGACGAGTCCAATGTAGACAAAGGCGTGGAATTATTGAGGGTTTATTTGGACTTATTCGGGAAGATGGAAGAATTGCAAGTGTTGTCAATACTCTCGCAGTCACGGGTAGAGCAACTCATCGTAACATCGTCAATATCCCAAAAGCAGGAAGCTTCTACGGAAAGCAAATGCGAAGCATCTTTACCAGCAAGCCAGGTTTTGTACTTGTTGGAACCGATTCAGCAGGAAATCAACTTCGCCAATTAGCTGCACGAATGGGGAGCCCTGTATATACAAAGGCTCTAATTGAAGGACGAAAAGAAGATGGTACAGATAATCACTCTCTTACGAGGGACATTGGTGAGCTTGAAAGCAGAGACATTGCTAAGAATGTCATCTATTGTCTCTTATTCGGAGGAGGAGATGCTAAACTGGCAAAGACTGCTAAGAAATCTATTGGTAGTGGTGCTGATTTGCGAAGTAAGCTGTATCGTGGGTTGGACGGCCTTGGTGCTCTTGTTGAACGAATAACTAAGGAATGGAGAGAAACAGCTAGACAGAGATTCAATCCTAAGTTCAATAAGATGGAGTATTATGATGGGTACATAACTGGTTTAGATGGTAGACCTATTAGAGTTCCATCAGAGCATCAGTTACTCGTATACCTCCTACAGTCGGATGAAAGTATCCATATGGCATTGTCTTATTGTTTACTTTGTCGAAGGCTTGCTGAGAAATACACATGGGGTGTTGATTACGGTGTCGTATGCTGGTACCATGATGAATATACAATTGAATGCAAGGAAGAAATCAAAGAAGACGTAAAGAAAATCTCTGAAGACTGCATTAGAGATGCAGGTGTTATGTTAAACATCTCTTGTCCACATGCAGGAGAAGGGGCTATTGGGAAGAACTGGTTCTCTATTCACTAAGGAAAATATGGAAGAAGCTACACAGAAAATTGAAATTTACTTTCGAGGAGTTCCAGAATCGAAAGTGTTCTATGACATTATTGGCTACCAACTAGGTAGTGGTTTTATTGGAGTTCAGATGAAGAATGGTGTTATGTACATCTATCCATCTGATCGCGTTGACGAAGTTATTTTTACACAGGAATAAATATATGGCATTAGTAGCTCCTAAAGGTGCCCCCAAGGGCAATTTCATCCCTCAAGCTAACATTGAGCCTGGAACCTATCCAGCTCGTCTTGTTCAAATTCTAGACCTTGGACTCCAAGCACAGCGTCCATATCAAGGTAAAGATAAGCCTCCGGCTCGTGAGATTATGCTCACCTATGAACTCGTAGACTGTTTCATGCTTGACGAGAAAGGTGAGGAACTAGAAGACAAACCTCGTTGGATTTCAGAAACTCTTCCCTTCTTTGGCTTGTATGCTGACAAGGCTAAGAGCACTCAACGATATAAAGCTTTTGATCCTACAGAAGAGCACGGTGGTGACTTCGCAGCTCTCATTGAGTCTCCTATTAACGTCACAATCGTTAATAACGCTGTAGGTGAGAAAGTGTATGACAATGTAGCTACAATTTCTCCTATGCGTCCTAAGGACGTTGATAAGTGCCCTCCTCTAAAGAATCCTCCTAAGTTGTTTGATTTGGATAAGCCTAGCATTGACGTGTTTAACGCTCTTCCTGAATGGCTTCGTGACAAGATTAAAGCCAATCTAGAGTTCAAAGGAAGTTCTCTTGATAAGCTTCTTGGTGGTAAGGATGAGCCAGCTAAGCCTCTTAAAGTTACACGAGTAGTTAAAGAAGAGGTTGACGAAGACGCTCCATATTAAGTATGCAGCCTCTTTTAGATGGAGATATTTTACGCTACGAATGTGGTTATGCCGCTGAAGCCGGGTGGCAACACCCTGGCTTCCCTCCTTGGGAATATGTACAGGAGCTTTTGACAAATAAGATTAACCACATATGTGCTATCACAAATGCTACAGAACCCCCAATACTTTTCCTTACAGGAAAGAGCAATTTCCGCAATGACATTGCTAAACGCCAGCCGTATAAAACAAGAGCTGGAAAAAAGCCTTGGCACTTCAAGAATCTCACAGCCTACATGCAAGCAGTGTATGACGTGCGAATGCAAGAAGGACTTGAAGCAGATGACCTCATGTCAATTGAGCAAACCAAACGAGGAACAGAAACAGTCATTTGTACAAGAGACAAAGATTTGCGAAGTGTTTCGGGCTGGCAGTTTGGATGGGAGCTGGGTAATCAGCCTCAGTATGGTCCGTTGGTTGTGGACGAAACTGGAGCCATCCGATTGTCTAGTGACAGAAAATCCATCAAAGGTGAGGGTTTACTGTTTTTCTGTTCCCAGCTACTTACGGGTGATCAGACAGATTCGATCCTTGGACTGGAAGGAACAGGGGCTGTAGGAGCCTTTAAAATCTTAGAAGGTAGTAGGACATACCTAGAGGCTTTTAATCGTGTCAGAGAGGCTTACAAGGGCCTCTACGGGGATTCTGGAGATGAATATCTTCTAGAGTCTGGTAGATTGTTATGGATGACTAGAGAGCTTAACGAAGACGGTTCTCCAGTATTGTGGAATTTTCCTAATGAATAAATACAACACATGGACTATTGATTTCTGGGGTGCTCTTATTATGAGTGCTTTAGTAGAAAACATCTGGATTAGCTTACTGTTTACTACAGCTGCTATTTTCTCTGGATGGATGGCTGTTAAAGATGAACTTGAATGAAACGTGAGGTATATAATGACTCTCAATGGACCCAAGGTAGGTTTAATAGCTTTATCACTAGTTTGCTTCGCTCTGGTAGTAGACGTTGGCCTCCTAAATATCAAGCTCTGGCAAATGCAAGAACAGCTAAACGAGTTAACCCAGCTTCAGGCAGAATTGCCCAGCATTTTAAATGCAATCATTGCGGCGGTGAATTCGTTGCTAAGCTCGTCCAAGTCGATCATATAAAGCCTATGGGAAAGGATAGGACATGGGATGACTTCATTAACGAATTATTCTGTGAAATTGATAATCTACAAGTGCTCTGTGTTCCGTGTCATAAAATTAAAAGCCAACAAGAACGAAAGAATTAATGGAACAAAATACATACAAGGGTTACGTACTTTTTAATGATCAAGACCCTATGCTTCGTTCCCGTAATCGAGGTGTAGTGTTGTCTAATATTGCTGAGGATCATCTGAATGATGACAAGAAAATTACACCTAAAGGAGCTGCTCTATTGATGGGATACTTCTCTTGTATTCCTCCCCAAGAGCGTAAAGATGTTTCCATCCACTTTGTAAAATTTATGAATAATAAAGGATTTGCAATTGTTAAACCAACCCAGCAGTCTTGATGCTGCATATGAGAGGCACGCTATGGAACAAGGGCTTGTAACCACTCCTGTATTTCCTGAGAATAAGAAATGGGGGCAACCAGCCCCTGTTAGGAATACTCATCCTATTCTCTGGAATAAAGTACAAATTGATTTCATTGAGCGTAATCAAATGGGTGTAGAGAAATATGGAACACCTCTTCAGCCTTTCAATGGACGTGATGCATTGAAAGATGCTTATGAAGAAGCTCTAGACCTAGTTGTTTACCTTCGTCAAGCTATTTATGAACGGGATGGTAAGTAATGAAAACCGCTAATATCAGCGTAGAGTGTATTGACTACTGTGGCTCTGATCTTTCCGTCGTCAATGCAGCAAGGGTTAGTTTCAATAAAGAGAGTGAACGAGTAGACATTCCTAATGTGTTTAGTATTTCTAATAAGTGTCTTTCTGAAAAAGACATTAAACTTATTAACTATCTAGCTAAGCACAATCATAAATCTCCTTTCAACCATGCTTTTCTTTCCTTTCGTGTAAAGGCTCCGTTGTTCGTAGCTAGGCAGCTTGGGAAGCACGAGTACCTTCCTTGGAACGAAGTAAGTCGAAGATATGTAGACGAAGAAGTTGAGCTTTACTTTCCGGATTTTTGGAGGAAGAAAGCTGAAAATGTAAAACAAGGGTCTTCTAATTTAGAGATCAAACCAAATACTTATGGTAATGGTATTTGTGTAAAATGTGGAAATGATGTCCCACGTAAATCAGCAGGACCACGAGGTAAATGGTGTAGTGATGCTTGTAGAGCTTCATACAGAAAAGAGCACGATCCAGATCACCGTCTTCACACAGCGAAATTTAATGCACAAAAGAGAGCCCTCTCTTTTAATCTTAACAGAGGCGATATAGAATGGGTGACACACTGCCCAATCCTTGGAATTGAATTAGAATATAATTCATACGAAAGCTCAAATGATAATTCTCCATCAATTGATCGTATCAATCCTTTAATTGGTTACGAGAAAGATAATGTTTGGGTAATAAGCAACAAAGCTAATAGGATGAAGAATGATGCAAGTAAAGAAGATTTAGTTAAATTTGCACGATCTATATTGCTAACATTTAATGGTCAAATTGTACCAGAGAATGGTGATGTCTATAGCTCTTGTGAACATATGGTTAAGCACTATGAATGGCTTCTTAAAGAAGGAGTAGCTCCCGAGCAAGCTCGTATGGTGCTACCCCAGAACATGATGACCTCTTGGATTTGGAGTGGTACATTGTTTGCTTTCGTTAAGATGCTTAAACTTCGTCTTGATCCTCACACTCAACAAGAGACACAGGAAGTAGCTAAGCAAATTAGTAAATACGTAGAGATGTTTTTCCCGGCTTCTTATCAAGCACTAATGGAGAATAAATGAAACTAATTGTAGCAGGAAGTAGATCAGGATTTACACAAGACCAAGTTTCTGGTGTTCTTGATGAACTAGTTGATCCTTTAGAAACTGAAGAAGTGGTTTCAGGAAGTGCTATTGGAGTTGATAAATATGGAGAACTTTGGGCTTATAGTAATAATATTGATGTTAAGCGGTTTCCTGCTGATTGGAAGGCGCTAGGTAAACGAGCAGGATTTAAACGTAATGCTGACATGGGTAAATATGCTGATGGACTTATTGCCTTCTGGGATGGCAAGTCTAAAGGAACACAGCATATGATTAACGTAATGTCAGACCTTAATAAAGAAACTGTCATTGTTACTCCTTATGTTCCTGAGGAAGATGATGATGAGGAAGAACAAGATGATTAAATACCTAAAGGAATTTAAATGACTAAACACTTCGTCCTACCCGACGTACAAGCAAAGCCCGGAAACGACTTTACCTTCCTTAATAGGATCGGTCAATATATTGCAGATAAACAACCTGAAGTAATTGTATGTCTAGGGGATTTTGCAGATATGCCCTCTCTTAGTTCCTACGATGTAGGTAAGAGGCAATTTGAAGGACGTAGGTATGTAGATGATATTAAAGCTGCACATGATGCTATGTTCCAGCTTATGCTTCCTATTCATATTTATAACCGTCAACAAACTAAGAATAAGAAGAAAACATACAATCCTCGTATGGTGCTAACTCTTGGTAATCATGAAAACCGTATTCAACGAGCTATTGATAATGATCCTAAAATCGAAGGAGTAATTAGTGTTGAAGATTTGGAATATGTTAAGTTTGGTTGGGAAGTCTATCCTTTCCTTGATGTCGTGGTTATTGATGACATTGCTTATAGTCACTATTTTACCACTGGTGTGGCTGGTAGGCCCGCTTCTTCAGCTAACGCTCAGCTTAGCAAGAAACACATGTCCTGTATTGCAGGCCATCAACAAGGACTCAAAATTGCAACAGATCACAGAGCGGACGGTAAACGCCTTACTTCCATAATTGCAGGGAGTTGCTACACTCATGATGAGGAATTTATGGGAGCACAAGGGAATAAACACTGGCGTGGATGCTTGATGCTTCACGAAGTGAATGATGGTCAATTTGACTTAATGCCGGTTTCATTGAATTACTTGGAAAAGAAATATGGATAACAAATGGGGTATGGTGTATTTGCTGAATGATTATCAAGCGGCTGCAATGGGTGTGAGGCTTGACTCAGCAGATGAGCGTTACGCTCTAGATGGTTTGGTTGGTGAGGTGGGAGAGCTATTCTCTCTCCTTGCTAAGGCTCGTAGGGATGGTGAGAAACCTGATCATAGCTTGCTGCTTAAGAAAGAGCTAGGAGATGTATTTTGGTTTTTAGCAGCTATTGCAACAGATAACGGATGGACACTTTCAGACATTGCTAATAGTAATATTGTGAAACTTTATAAACGAAAAGAAAACAACACTTTGAGTGGATCGGGTGACTATAGGTGAGTTGTATAATTCCAAATACAGTTAGCGTAGATAAAGACGGATATCCTAGGCTAAAACACAATAAAAGGATTTGGAGGATGAATAGGTTAATGTGGACTTTGGTTTATGGGCCCATACCGGAAGGTTTAGTAGTGGGGCATTCCTGTAACAACAAAGGATGTATTAATACTAATCACATGTACCTCTGTACACCTGAAGCTAATTCCTCAGATGCTGCGAGAGACGGTCTGTATAAATCAGGGTTTGATCATTATAAATCTAAAGTATCAAAAGAAGACCAGGTAGCCATGTGGGAGATGTATCACACTGATATTATTTCCCAGGAAAAGATTGCAGAGTTGTTTAATATTTCACAATCTACAGTATCAGATCATATTAGGAAAGTTGAAAAGGACTATCGGTAAATGACAAAAGAATTTAAAACATCACTAGCTGAAAATATTTTCAATCTTAAATACCGTCAAGGTGTTTCTGATTCATGGAGTAAACTTTCAGAACGTATTGTAGAAGATGTATGTGGATCACGGTGGGGTACACTTCCTAATCTAATGAGCCTATCTGAGCGTAAGCAATTGACAGAATACATCAAGAATATGAACTTTTTGCCAGGAGGACGGTATATCTACTATGCTGGTCGTCCTTTTAAAGGATTTAATAATTGTTTCATTGGAATTGCTAAAGAGGATACTCGTGAAGAGTGGGCTAATCTTGCACACTGGTCTATGTCCTGCCTTACTACAGGTGGAGGTATTGGAATTGATTACAGTGTATTCCGTCCTAAAGGTTCCGTACTGTCCCGTACAGGAGGTGTAGCTAGTGGGCCTATTCCTCTTATGCAATCTATTAACGAGATTGGTCGCAATGTACAGCAAGGGGGTAGCCGACGAAGTGCAATCTATGCAAGTCTTAATTGGAAACACGGAGATATTAATGAGTTCTTAACAATTAAGAATTGGAGTGAACTCACTAAGCAGCAAAAGTCATCTGACTTTAATTACCCAGCCACTCTAGACATGACTAACATCTCTGTTAATTACGACGACGAATCATTAGGTGGACATATTAAAGATGTTAATGGTAAAATTATTAGTAACGAGCTTGCTGATAATCCTGTATTCAAACAGAATGTACGTCAAGCAATGGAGACAGGGGAGCCTGGGTTTAGTTTTAACTTTGGTGATAAACAAAACGAAACAGGTCGGAACGCTTGCACCGAGGTAACTTCATCTGATCACGCTGACTGCTGTAATTTGGGGAGTATTAACTTAAGCTCAATCAAAACCATTGAAGAGTTTAAAAGTATTGTTAATCTCGCTTCTAAGTTTCTCGTATGTGGTACACTAAGAGCACACCTTCCTACAGAAGAGACTTACAAAATTCGAGAAAAGAATCGCCGTCTCGGTCTTGGTCTTACTGGTATGCATGAGTGGCTTATGCAACGAGGGAGTAAATACGAAGTAACAGAAGAGCTACACAAATGGCTTGAAGTATACAAGACTGAAAGTGAGAAAGCTGCTAATGAGCACTGTGATCGATTCTACTTGAATCATCCGGCAGGTTATCGAGCGATTGCTCCAGCAGGTTCTCTTAGTATTCTTGCAAGTACAACTTCTGGTATTGAACCCCTCTTCGCTGTCGCATACAAGCGACGATTTCTCACAGAAGGAACTAAATGGAAATATCAATATGTTGTTGATGGAACAGCTCAAACGCTAATTAGTCAATATGGAATTAAACCAGAGTCTATTGAAACAGCTCTTGACCTAAGTACAGATTATGAACGACGACTTAAATTCCAAGCAGGGGTACAAGATTACGTTGATATGTCAATCTCATCAACCATCAACCTCCCTTCTTGGGGATCAGATGGAAACAATGAATCTAAAGTATCAGAGTTTACACGAACGCTTGCTAAATACGCTCCTCGTCTACGAGGGTTTACAGCTTATCCAGATGGAAGTCGAGGAGGTCAACCTTTGACATCTGTTCCTTACGAAGAAGCTCTTGAGCATAAAGACACTGTGTATGACGAAGTAATGGACGTATGTTCACTAACTGGTGGTGGAACATGCGGGAGTTAGATGTTGTAAAATGGGGAGTATTTGATCTAAGTGAAGAAGATGGAACTGTTCATAGTGCCCCTGTTGTAAATGAACAACTGCTTACGCCTCATACACTTAGTGTCAGCTGCCCGTGTAACCCTGATATTGAGAAATGGAAACACCTATTTATTAATCACAATATGATTCAATAAATAATAGGCAATAAAAAAGCCCTAGTACATCACTGTATTAGGGCTTTATTCATTTCTACTTCTTCTTTTTCTTACTAGAAGTTTTAGATTTATTCTCTATAGCGTAATAGACTTCCTTAGCCTTCTTAGCGCCATATTGCTTTTTCATAGCATCCATTTTAGACTTATTAACAGGCACCTTTTTTACCCATGCCTTTCTTCTCATCCTTTTTATAGGATTTAGTTTCTTTCTTCTCATGCATCTTAGAGCCAGACTTACCAGTCTTCTTCTCTTTCATGCCTTCTTTCATTGCTTTACTTGTTGCCATATTAACGCTCATACTCCATAATAATTTCTTTACACAATCTACTACGAACAATGTCATGAGGAGTAAACTCCACTGTAAAGATTCCTGGAATCCTCTTCAATCGTTTAATCGTACTATCTAAACCTGAGTCAGGAATGTCTACCTGCCTGCTATCCCCAGAGAAGATTATTTTAGTCCCTTCTCCAACTCGTGTAAGAATAAGCTTAAACTCTCGTTCAGTCATATTCTGACATTCGTCTACAAGAACAATAGCATTATCAAATGTAGCTCCTCGCATAAAACCTAGAGGCTTAGGAGCAATTTGTCCTCGCTTCTTGAGTAGCTCGTACATAGACTTACCAAAAGCTCTTTCAAACACTCCATCAAACGGCTCCAGATAAGGAGCATATTTCTCTTCAAGCTCACCGGGCAGAAACCCCATAGAACGTGACGCCTCAACATTAGGTCTAGTAACAATTACTTGCCCTATCTCCCTGTAGAAAAGCTTCTCCGCTGCGTATGAAGCTGCAACATAGGTTTTCCCTGTGCCTGCACTACCAACACCAAACACTACATCATTCTCTTGAATAGCTTCAAGATAGAGCTGCTGAGCTAAATTCTTAGGCTCTACGCTTGTAAAGCCACGAATAGGTTCAACAACTTGACGTTGACGAGTTAGTTTAGAACTTGCCATCTAATTCCTTAAGAGTTAACCCACCTTGAAACAGACGGGTTGGTTTATAATCATCGTGCTGAGGGGATTGGGTTTTACTGCGGGGCTGCTGCTGTGATCTTGCGAAACACCGGCTTGCCAATCTTGACTGATGCCGCAACCGGCCCGATAGCGCCAAATTGGATGCCAACACGAAAGGTGTTAGACACATCCCCTACGGCCAATGGCGCGACCAGCTTTGTTCTTAAAACACCACTGAATCCAGTGGAATCCATATCGTAGGCCGATCCAGTAGAGAACGTATTTGATGTATCGCACGAAAGGATAATTGATCGAAGATTGACACATCCCGGAGAAAGCTCTACATCGCACCACGCTTCATAGCCCTCACCAGCCACCCCGGTATAGCTGCACGTTGTCTGGAACCTTACAGCACTAGCTGCACCACTGGTTGTTCCTGCTATGTCAATTTGCTGCGCTTCTGCACCGTTGAGTGTTGCTTTCGAGCAGGTCGGTATAACCCCGGGACAATTGTTCGATACGCTCCATGAAGTAGCAACATCGCCTGTTGGAGCGCTCCCGGTACCTGCCGATTTAACTCCTGCAATACCTGTTAACTGAGGGTTGTTTGACGCTAGTAGCAAGTTGCTTCCACCAAGATACAGACCAGTAATAACATCCGGTGTCGTGATGCTATCGAGAATCGGCGTAAGAATATTGGCCATCAATCGCACGCCAACCGCATTGGGGTGAACACCATCGGGCTGGTAGGTCGTAAGTGCTGCTGTCAAATCCCATGCCACCGCCGCATAGTCTGCAATTTTGATTCGAGTATCAAGGCTTGGTAGTGTGCGTATGCGGGTATTGAGTGCCAGCCTCGCCGTCTCCATTGCGCCTGACCAGCCTGTATCGACAACTGTGTTGTGCGGTATAACCGTGCCAACAATCACATACTTTGCACCTCCAGCAAAGTAGCCGCTGATGCAGGTCTGCAAGTCTGCAAAGATCAGGGCATCATTAATGTCGCTGTGGGCAATATCATTTGTGCCACCAAAGAAATGAACTATGTCAGGAGCTTGAGCAACAACAGCGGCGATCTGCCCAGCGTCTGCCATGTATGTCCCAGGAGAGTTTCCACGTGGGCCAATCTGTTGCCCACCGACTGCCAGGCACGCGCCGCTTGGGTAGTAAAGTTTTGCGCCCGATTGAATGTGTGCAAAATACTGAAAACTCATGGCCTGGGCGGTTTCAAACGCAGTGATCGAGTCACCCTCGTAAACAATGCGTGACTCAAGAGCCAGCAAAACAGCAGTTGACGCGTTGATTGTTAGGCCAGTTGCTTTGTTTGCCAATCCCGTCGCCGTGCAACTAATCACCTTTGGTGTCGCGCCAAAGGCTGCAACATCGGCAGACTGAACTGTGTACGTTGCTGCGGTTGCGCCCGAGATGGCCACGCCATCACGCAGCCACTGATGGCTGGTTGCAGTCCAACCGCTGGCCAATGTCGCAGTCAATACAGAGCCAAGCGCGCCAGACCCCGTAATACTGACCACTGTTCCACCGCCAAGCTCCACCACTTCTCCACCAACCGTGGTTTCAAGCTTCCCGGTGACAGGATTAGGTCTACCCATCAACGGGACAGCCTCAAATTCAAACATGCCACTGGCCGCAAGCTGCGCGGCTTCGGCATCTGAGCGAAATTCAGATTGACCATCTTTCCAGATGGACTGCTTGCCGGTGTAGGCCAGTTCCGAGAAGTTGTCGGCGGTTCCGATGTATTTGATTTTTGGCATGGTCTGTCCTGAATTCGGGGTGCTTGATGCTGTGGGTTTTTACGGCTACACGACTAGCGGGTCTGCAGCGGGCTGGTCAGGCGCAGCCAGGTCTTGCTTGACTGAATCCACCGGGGCTTTGACTTCCTTGGCCCAGCCTTCTTCTGTCGAGACGCGGATCAGGTCCTTGTCGTCTGTCTCGATCACTTCGCCGGCCGCATGATCTTTGATGTGGACGTTCTGATACGCCCAGCTGAAAGCCTTTTTGACTTTGAGAGTTACCATTTTTTGCTCCAAAAAAAGCCCCTGAAATTTCTCTCAGGGGCTTGAGGGTTGATGTCGGCCAGGTGTTAGGACGCGGCGATTTTCAGCAGCTTGATGGCCTGGGTGTTGCGCAGCTTGCCACCGACGCGCTTGCGCACGTAGAACTTGACGAAGCCCGGCGAGGTGATTTCGTCACGGGTCATACGCATGCCGACGCGGTCGGCAATCAGGTAACCTTCCTTGAAGTCACCGAAGGCCAGCGGGAAGGCATTGGCGGCCACTGCCGGCATGTCTTCAGCTTCGGCAATGCCGTAACCCAGGAATGTGGCCGGCTGGCTTACCGACAGCGACGGCTGCCACAGGTACTGATTGGTGGTGTCCTTGTACTTCCGCATGACGGCCAGCACCAGCTTGTTGGTGAGCCAGTTGGCATTGCGCCGATACCGTGCGCGCACACCGTAAATCAGGTCATAAAACACGTCGGCGCTGGTCGGCATGGCGGCAGCTTGGCCGGAGGCGATGTACTGCAGCGTGCCAAAGGCGCGGGAGGCGTCGGCGGTCGACACCGGGGTGGGGCCAGCCAAGATGCCGGTGGGCTTTTTGGTGCCGTTGCCAGCGATAAAGGCGGCACCTTCTCCGCCGGCGATGGCTTCCACCGCGCTGTCAATCAGCCAACCTTCGACATCAAAGAAGAGGTCGTCCAACGACTCTTCCGTGGCCTGGGGCTTGGCGCTGGCCATGCCGAAGGTGGGCGCGATTTCAGCCATGTCAGGCGTGTTGGACTGGTTGCGGGTATCGCCCTCGCCAAGCCACTCAAAACCGGCGCCATTGATGTCGAACAGCTCTTTGTAATCGGAGCTGCCAACCAGGCGCACGGTAGCCAGCTGGCGGATGGGAGAAATGTCGACGGACAGCCGGGCGATGGTGCGCTCGATCACTTCGGGAAGTGCATAACCACCGGCCGAACCCGTGCTGGTGATGACCTGGGTCGACCGGGTTTCACGTGCGTCGGCGCGTTGCTTGGCTTCCAGGGCTTTGGCGGCCTGGCTGGTGCGCTGCTGAACCTCGCCGTTGCCCGGATTCCGCACCCAGTCGAAGAAGGCATTTTTGTAGGCCAGAGCTTCAGCGGATTCGCGCGACTCACGGTCACCAGTGCCGGCCAGTACGCCCGGGCGGGCCAGCTTGGCTTCGAGCTTTTCGAGCTTGGCCTTGGCTTCAGTCATGCCGTCGATGTGCTCATCCATGCGGGCCAGCTTGGCGTCCAGCTCGGCAGTGCCTTTGCCGGCCTTGACGGCTTCGATGCGGGCATCGTTGGTTTTCTTGTATTCATCGAACGCGTCGAGATCCCGTCACCGCCCAAGCACCTGGGCGTCGAGGCCCGGAAAGAATGGAAGCGCATTGCGCCGCTGCTGGAAGAGTTGGGCCTGATCAGCGGCCTGGATCGTGCCGCGCTGGCGCTTTACTGTCAGGCCGTTGGCCGCTTGTCCGAGCTGGAAATGGCATTCAACGGCAAGGTGCAGGGCCACGTTGACACTGGCATGAGCTACCCGGATGCCGTGTTTGCCGCCAGCCGCGTGGTCACCCCCAGCGGCTACGAGCAGCAAAGCGTGATCGTCAATCTGATCGCCGGCCACCGCCTGCAGGTGCACCGCCACCTGGCGCACTTTGGCCTGAGCCCATCAGCTCGCGCCCGCGTCCAGCCATCGAATTACGTGCAGCCCAGCCTGCCAGGCATTGAGCCGGCCCCGAATCAAAATGCTGCCAGCGGCTTCGCCAAGTTTTCCCTGGTCCAGTGAAGAACCACATTGACCAGGCGCACGGCTTTATGCGCGGTGTGCTGCAGGGTGATGTCCCGGCCTGCAAGTGGGTGAGGCTTACCGTCCAGCGCCAGGTAGACGACCTGGCAAGGGAGACATCAGACCAATGGCCGTGGGTATTTGACCCCGCTCGCGCTGTGCGGCCGTGCGAGTTCATCGAGCTGCTGCCGCACATCAAAGGCAAGTGGGCACGTGACCGCCGGCTGATCGATTTGGGTGCCTGGCAGTCGTTCATCTTGACCACTGTGTTTGGCTGGGTACATCGAGACACCGGCCTGCGCCGTTTTCGTGACGTGTATCTGGAGATCCCGCGCAAAAATGCCAAGTCAACCCTGTCCAGCGGCGTGGCCTTGTTCATGTTGACCGCTGACGGTGAGCCCGGCGCTGAAATCTACAGCGCCGCCACCACCAAGGATCAGGCCCGCATCGTTTTTGATGATGCCAAGCAGATGGCCGAACGCACGCCAGACATGCGCACCTACCTGGGCTTGGCCATCCTGCAGCACAGCATCACGGTGGCCCACACCGCCAGCAGCTTCAAGCCGCTGGCTGCGGAAGGCAGCACTCTGGACGGCTTGAACGTGCATTTCTGTGTACTGGACGAGCTGCACGCCCACAAAAGCCGGGCCGTCTATGACGTGATCGACACTGCCCGGGGTGCACGCGAGCAGTCCCTGCTTTGGAACATCACCACCGCGGGCACGGATCTGAGCGGCATCTGCTACGAGCGGCGCACCTATGCCTGCAAAGTGCTGGAGCGCGTCATTGACGACCACAGCACTTTCGGCATCATCTTTACGACCGATGAGGGAGACGACCCGTTCATCGAATCGAGTTGGGCCAAGGCCAACCCGAATTGGCTGGTGTCGGTGCTGCGCGATGACATGGAAGCCGCCAGTCGCAATGCCGAAAACAGCGAGAGCTCGCGCAACAATTTCTTCACCAAGCGCCTGAATGTCTGGGTTAACGGTGAGTCGGCCTGGATGGACATGGTGGCCTGGTCCAAGTGCGCTGACACCAGCATGAGCCTGGGTGACTTTGCCGGTGAGAAATGCTGGATGGGCCTTGACCTGGCGCAGAAAAAAGACTTTGCCGCCCTGTGCCTGGTGTTTCAGCGCGACGACGTGTGGCATGTGTGCACACGTCTGTACTTGAATGAGTTGGCAGTTCAGGAGAGCGGCAATGCGCACCTGAGCGGATGGGCCAGGGCGGGGCATGTGATCGTGACCGATGGCGACATCACCGACTTTGACGTGCTGGCCGAAGACATGCGCCGGTTTTGCAAGCAGTTTGACGTGCAGGAAATCGCGTTTGACCCAGCGCTGAGTATGTACTTTGCCGGCAAGCTTATCGAGGAAGGTCTGCCGCTGGTCGAGATCGCGCAACGCGCCATGTTTTTCACGCCGCCGCTGATCCAGGTCGAGAACCTGGTGCATGAAAAAAAACTGAAGTTTGACGGTAACCCCGTTATGACGTGGATGGTCAGCAACCTGGTGGTCAAAGTCAGCAAATTCAACGAACTGCGTAGCCCAACCAAAGAACGGCCAGAAAACAAAATTGACGGACCCATGGCCATGCTGATGGCGCTGGGCCGGGCGCTGGTTGTTGAGCCAAAAGAAACCTCTTTCTGGGAAAACACTTGAAACTTTTTGATCGACTGTTTGGCCGCAAGTCCACCCAGCTCACCTACGACCAAATTGCCGATCTGATTGACGGTAACGGCGGGCGCATGGTGGCCGGGGTGTATGTCACCCCAAAGACCGCCCTGCAAACTTCCACCGTGCTGGCCTGCGTCAAGGTCATCAGCGAAGGCTGCGCCACGCCCCGCCTGCAGGTCTATCGCGACCTCAAAGATGGCCGCCGCGAGCTGGCCACCAACATCCCGGAATACCGGCTGCTGTCTCGCCGCCCCAATGAGTGGCAGACCTCGTTTGATTGGCGCCAGATGATGACGCTGCACGCCTGCTTGACAGGCTACGGCCTGTCCATCAAGGTCAAAAGCGACAACAACCGCATGCTGGAGTTCATTCCGGTCGAGCCCGGCCAGTGGAGTGTGCGCCGCGTCAGTCGGTACGAGCTGATTTACACCTGCTGGGATGAATTCGGAAAGATCGGAGACTTCACCTCTGACCAGGTGTTTCTACTCAAGGGCATGCAGTGGGACTGGACCAAGCCGCTCAGCCCCGTCAGCCTGGCCCGCACCGCCATCGGCCTGGCTATGGCCACCGAACAAAGCCAGGCTGCTATGCATGCCAACGGCCTGCGCCCCAGCGGCATGTATTCGGTGGACGATAAGCTGAGCCCTGAGCAGCATGAGCGCCTGGCCACCTACCTTGAAAAGAAGGCTGGACCCTCAAAAACCGGCATCCCTTTGATCCTTGATCGTGCGGCCAAGTGGGTCAGCAACACCATGACCGGCGTCGATTCGCAGCATGTCGAGACTCGCCGCCTGCAGATCGAAGAGGTCTGCCGCAGCTGGGGTGTTTTCCCCATCATGATTGGCCACAGCGACAAGGCGGCCACCTTTGCCAGCTCTGAGGCCTTCTTTTCTGCCCACCTGATCCACACCCTGGCCCCTTGGCATACCCGCTGGACACAAGGGCTGGATGAGTTCGTGCTCGATGGAAGTGGCCCGCTGAGCGCCTGGTTTGACACCCGCTACATGCGCGCCGGATCCATCAAGGACCGTGCCGTCTACACCCGAACCATGATCGAAACCGGCGTTTTTAACGCCAATGAGGTGCGCGATGAAGAAGGAAAAGACCCACGCCCAGGGGGCGATGAATACCTCAAGCCTCTGAACATGACCACCGGATCACCTCCCACAGGAACCCCCAATGATGACCCTGCCGACCCCAATGCAGCCGCGTGACCGCAAAGACATGCCGGCGCCCGCCAAGGCCCAGCCCGCGCCTGTGCGTCTACCCCAGCACCTGGAGCGCAAAAGCCACCCGGTCGCTGCCGGCCAGCGCGAGACCCGCGCCTACGGCCTCAGCCTCAAGGCTGTGGGTGATGACGGCATCGTCGAAGGCTATGGCAGCGTCTTTGGTGTGCGCGACAACTACGACGACGTGATCGCCGCCGGCGCTTTCCTGGCATCTCTCAAGGACCACAAGGCTGCCGGCACCATGCCCGCCATGCTCTGGCAGCACTCTTCCGATGAACCGATCGGAATCTGGACCGAAATGACGGAAGACGCCAAGGGCTTGCGCATCAAAGGCAGCCTGTGCCTCGACACCGAAAAAGGCAAAGAGGCCTATGCCTTGCTCAAGATGGGCGCCCTGAACGGCTTGTCTATCGGCTTCGTTTCGGTGCCTGGAACATCGGTCTACAAAGATGACGGTGTGCGTGTGCTGAACCAAATTGACCTGTGGGAAATTTCCCTGGTCACTTTTCCGGCCAACGAAAAAGCCCGGGTCACCAATGTCAAGTCCGCCACCGATATGGCGACCCCCAAAGATGCCGAGCGGATCCTGCGTGATGCAGGCTTCAGCAAAGCCGACGCGACGGCCCTCGTGTCGCGCGTCATGCGGATGGGAGAAGAGCGGAGTGATTCCGTCGATTCGACCGCCAAAGCCCTGACCGCAGCCAAAAAGCTGCTTGCCTCCCTCTCCACTTCCTGAAAGATCCATCACCATGAAAAAGTCCCTGACCATGCTGGCCGTTATGGCCCTGCACTTTGGCGCATTTGCCACCAAGTCTCAAGAGTTCGCTTACGAAAAGCGTGAAGACCCCACCATCAAATCCGTGGCCGATGCCCTGGACAAGATTGCCACCGCGTTCGATGAATACAAGAAAACCAACGATGCCCGCATCGAAGCCGTCAAGGCCGGCAAAGGCACTGCCGAGCTGGACGCCAAGCTGGCCCGCATGGATGAGCACATCGACGGCATGACTGAAGCCAAGTCAAAGCTCGAAAAGCTCGAAGCCAAGCTGGCCCGCCCGGGCGTGCTGGCCGGCACTGGTGACCGTGAGTCGCGCGAATCCGCTGAAGCTCTGGCCTACAAAAATGCCTTCTTCGACTGGGTGCGGAATCCTGGCGACGGTGAACGGCAGCAGCGTGCCAGCCAGGCTGCCAAGGCGCTGGAAGCCAAGCAAAAGGCCGATGCGCGCGAAACCCGGTCCACTGCAGTGGTCACCAGCACCGGCGCGGCTGGCGGCTTTGCCCTGCCCGAAGTGATCGAGCGTGCCATTGCCCGCTTGTCGGTCGACATTTCCCCCATCCGCCAGTTGGCCACCGTGCGCACCGTCGGCAGCACCGACTACAAAGAGCTGTTTGACATCAATGGCGCCGGCTTTGAGTGGCTGGGTGAAACCGACACCCGCAACCAGACCAACACGCCTGACCTGGCCGAAGTGGCGCCTACCTTCGGAATGGCCAGCGCCAAGCCGCAGGCCTCTGAAGAGTCGCTGGATGACCTGTTTTTTGACGTCGAAGGCTGGCTGATCGACAGCGCCTCCGAAGCCATTGCGGCAGGCGAGGGCGCCGCCTTCATGTCCGGCAACGGCACCAAGAAGCCCACCGGCATCCTGGCTGGTCCCACCCCTGTGACCACGGTCGATGCCTCCCGCGCCTTTGGCACGCTGCAGTACATCGCCTCTGGCCAAGCAGCGGCCATGCCGACCAGCGCCGACATCTTTCTGGATCTGGTGTACGGTATTCGCGCCCGCTATCGCCGCAATGCCAACTGGCTCATGAACAAACTGGTTCTGTCTACCGTGCGTAAATACAAAGACACCACCGGCCAGTACCTGTGGCAGCCGTCGCTGTCTGCCAGCCAGCCCTCGACCTTTTTGGGCTACGGCATTGCCGAGGCAGAAGACATGCCCGTGGTGGCGGCTAACGCCTTCCCGGTGGCCTTCGGCGACTTCAAAGAAGGCTACCTGATTGCCGACCGCGTTGGCATGCGCATGACCCGTGACGAAATCACCAGCCCGGGCTATGTCAAGTTCTACGTCCGCAAGCGCACCGGTGGCAAGCTGCGCAACACCCAGGCCATCAAGCTGCTGAAAATCGCCGCGTCTTAACGCCTGGTCGACATCAACCCTCAAGCCCCTGAGAGAAATTTCAGGGGCTTTTTTTGGAGCAAAAAATGGTAACTCTCAAAGTCAAAAAGGCTTTCAGCTGGGCGTATCAGAACGTCCACATCAAAGATC